AGGATAGCACAATGGTTAAGAATCCTATGAAGATCAAACATGGGCTGGAGCTGGAGTATTACAGGTTGTCTGGGGATAAGCAGAGTCCCCTGCCGAGAACGCGCAAAACGGCCAGTTTTCCACAAGATCCGGCCGGGGCGGGGCTAAGGGTAGGGGATGGGTTTAGCAAATGGATACGACTGTAAGCAAACAGCCCAGGGGGGCAGTAACAACTGGGCCGGCATTACTGTTCGACAGTTGGCGTAGTGGCCTGGGTGGTGGGCTAACATCACAGCAGGATTTCACCAGTCTGTTGAAGGCGTTCCGTGGTTGGGTGTATGTATGCGCGAGCCGGAACGCAATGGGCGTGGCCTCATCTACGCTGCGTCTATACGTGGCGGTGCCCGAGGAGGCAGCCAGGAGTGATAAGGTGTTCCCGACGCGCCCTCTGAGCAAGGCGCAGGTAAAGCACCTGCGCAGCCATCCGCGTATTAAGCACCTCAAGCAGGTGCGCAAGGCCGTGACCATCGAGGAGGTGGTCGAGCACCCGTTCCTCGATATGCTCCAGCAAGTTAACCCTTTCACGAACTACTTTGACCTGTGGGAGCTGACGGAGTTGCACCAGGAGCTGTGCGGTAATGCTTACTGGTTTCTGAACCGGGATAGGTTGGAGTCGCCGCGCGAGATCTGGCTATTGCCACCGAACAAAGTCCGTATTAAGCCGGATAAGGAGCGGTTTCTCAGCGGCTACCTGTACAAGGAGGGCGTGCTGCGGGAGCGGCTCTTGTTGCCTGAGGACGTGATACATTTTAAGTTCCCCAATCCGAGTGATCCATATTATGGGCGCAGTCCGCTGTCGGCGGTGATGGCTGAGTATAATATCGGCGAGCAGATTAACCGGTATGAGTCATCGTTGTTTAAGAATATGGGAAGGCTGGACGGGGCGTTCGAGACCGAGGAGGAACTAACGGATGCAGAGTTTGAGCGTCTCAAGACCGAAATACGCCAAGCGTTCTACGGGGTAGAGAACGCGGGGAAGACGCCACTGTTGGAGAAGGGTGTGCATTTCAAGGGCTATGGCTATAATCCGCGAGAGATGAGTTATATGGGCGGCCGCATGCTCACGAAGGAGGTTATCTGCAATGCGTATGGACAGAGTTTGGGTATGTACGATAAGGACTCTACACGGGCCAACAGCGAGATGAGTGAGTACACGTGGCAGCAGAACACAGTGCGGCCACGGCTGGTGAGGCTGGAGGAGAAGCTCAACGAGCGGTTGTTGCCTATGTATGATGATACACTGTTTGTCGCGTTTGATAGCAACGTGCCGCAGGACAGGGAACTCCGCATGCGAGAGATAGATAGTCGGTTGGGCAGCCAGCTAACAGTGATCAATGAGGAGAGGGCGGAGGAGAGCTTACCGCCGGTGCCATGGGGCGACATGCCGTTGGTTGCACAGGGGGTTGGGCCACTTGTTACTGGTGGGGGGTTGCCGCAGCCGTTGCCACAGGCGGAGCAGCAGGTGGAGGCTTTTGTTGCCGCAGTGGCTAAGGGTGTACGACGACGGTTGTTAGAGGATCAGGTGTAGCGGTATGCCCACCTTGCTGAACAGGCTTATTGCCAATGAGGACTTCCAGGAGGCTGTCAGCGGACTGGTGGTGGCACACTTACCGAAAGGGTTTAAGGTTAGTGGGCCCACGAAGGAGGAGACTAGCCAACAGAAGGAGCGTGAAGCATGGGCTGCCTACAGAGCTGAGACAGATAGCTATGAGGCCCAGTTCGTACAGGTGTTGAGTGGGGTGTTTGGCCGAATTAAGAAGGAGGCCGTGGAGTTTGTTGCCTTGCGTGGTGTTCCGAAGGCCGCCTGTAAGGCTGGCATCCTTATGTCTAATGACTTTGTGGTGTCGACGGGTGTTGCGGCTATGTTGGAGAAACAGTCGCAGAGCTTCTACGAGGGCATAGCGTACACGCAGGACTTGACTAGACAATTTACTGCGGTTGGCAAAGCCGACTTTTTTGTAGGTTACGGATTCGACGTGCAGAATGGGGCCTCCTACGATTTGTTGAAACAGCGCAGCATAGCGTTCCGCAAAGAGGTTATAGGCACTACGGAGAAGGACATCCGTGGTTTGTTGGCCGAGGGGGTGGGCGCGGGGGAGGGTATGCACCTGTTAACAGACCGCGTTAAACAATACTTTGAGGGTGACAGCATAAAAAACCGGGCGCAGATGATTGCCCGCACTGAGACTATTTGGGCTAGCAATGCAGGGCAGGAGCTGGCTTGGGAGGCGTCCGGTGTCGTTGAGGCTAAGGAGTGGCTAGTTGCCGAGGACGAGCGCCTGTGTGAACATTGTATGGCAGCAGCTAAGATGTTTAATCGGGATATGGGTGGCCGGGCACTGGGGTTAGGGCAGGCGTTCTTTGCGCAGGGTACAGAGCTGAACTCAAGGTCTATCGCTGGCGCTGTTGGGTTTATGCCCGACTGTAAGGGTTTTGTGGGTTTGGTGTTGAAGGGACGCAAAGCGGCCGCTTGTTTGACTTCAGAGGATAAGTCTAGGGCGGCGAGAGCGTTGGCATCATATGTACCGCAAACGAAGAGGAAGCTAAGGATCGCCACCAAGAGTGAGTTCGACCTGGCAGCTACTATAAATAAGCTAGGTCTGGGTAGGGCGGTTACTACTGCACATACAGCGCCGTTCGATGTGATTGTTTATGGCGCTACTGGAAAGGTGGAGCATTTGTTGGAGGTTAAGACCGTAGTAAGGGCAAAAAACGATAAGCTGACCATGCACGGTGAATCGCTCGCAACAAAGCTAGCGGCGGCAAAAGAGCATCTTGGCGCTAAGGTGTGGACATTTGCTTGGGATAAGCGACCAGGACGGGGTAATCAAAAGTATATAGCACCGGGGCTGGGCAGTTATCGGTTGAACGCTGGTGTGCTGGCTGACGGTAAGGTGGGTAGTCTTGAGGAAGCCGTCAGGGTCATGGGTGGAGTAAGGAAGGGTCTGCGTTTGTTTCGTATAGTGGGGCGGTGGGACGATGTCGTTACAGTTGTATGATGCCAATGGGTATGTGGGCGAACTAGGGTCAGCGACGTCTATCACTGGGCTTGCAGACTTTGCTAAGGAGGGGCGCTATGCCCACCTGCAGCGGTTCCTCGACGAGGGTGCGTCATTGTTGACCGGGGAGCTGGTTGATGATATAATGGCGGCACGTAAGGCCAGCTCCGGTTACACTAAAGATATGCTTGAGCGGTTGTCAGTGTTAGTGGATGAGGTTGACCTGATTGCCATAATATCTGATGGTGATGGTGGCGGTGACGGTGATGGCGTCCTGGAAGAGCAGCTATCATATACTAAGATAGCACCGGTGGCTAAGACCGCTGGAGTTATGAAGCTGGACTATGAAGGTGTATATCATCCGCCACTGCACCCGCAGTGCTTGATTGATCACCAGACGCCTGTTTATACATCAGCGGGGTGGAGGCCGGTTGCTGAGGTGCACGTTGGTGATCTGGTGCTAACTCACAGGGGTAGGTTCCGACCGGTGACCCAGTTGCACCGTTCGCGAGGAGATGTGGGAAGGGGCGTGGTCAAGTTCTATTTTGATGCGCGGCGTGCAGTTAGTGTAACAGGCAATCACCCAGTGCTGCTGAATGGGAAGTGGCGGGAGGCGAGAGAAGCCAAAAGTGGGGATACGATTTCGGTACTTGCCTCTGACTGCCGTGGTAAGGACCATGGCGGTCTGTATAGGTTCGTTACGGTGCCGTTGTACAGAGCTACTAAGTTTGCGCTTGCGCGGGCGCAGCGGTTATATAACCTATCCGTGCAAGAGGATGAGTCATACGTAGCGAAGGGCCTGGTTGTGCATAATTGCAGATGCACTATAGTGCCAGTACTGAAAGAGGTGCCAGTGGAAGCACCTGGGGTGGAAGACCTGCCTATAAAGGATGTCAACGCTAGATTGCGTGATCGTGGTGTGCGGTTGACAGAAAATTGTAGTTCACGTAAGGCCGCTGCCCCACTGGCGAATGTGGTGTTGCGTTCGTATGAAGACATGATACAGAACTATCCATTGTTGGGTGATTTGATTACCACTAATGGTAATTTTAGTCCGCCCTTGGTAGAGGTGTTATCTAAGACGCAAGTGGTGGGACCCGGTGAGGGTGGTATTAAGGGTTGGTGGGATTCGGATGCCTACACGGTTTCGTTAGTTCACGGTAGAGTTAAAAAAAATGCTTCGCCATTGAAACTTTCCTTGAATATAGGAAAGAAGGGGGCACCTGTATGGTCAGTGTCTTCACCTACGAGCGGTGAGCGTTGTGCTTATGCAACGTACCGGCATGAAATGGGGCACTTCTTGT